TTTTAAAAAAATACTCATTAAAATATTATAAATCCTTTTTTATCTAGTGACTAGACATTATGGGGCAAAAAAGTAAAAAAATTGAATTATATTTTAACTTTATTGATTAGGCATATCTCGCAAAATGACTAGCAAAATGAATATCAGTAACAAAGGCAAATTTCTCTGTGGTGAATACACTATGTCTATGAACAGCACTACCCGTGGAACTCGTAGTGGTCGGGGACTTATGCCCGTGTGGAAGGCGGAAATGCGAATCCAAAAGCGGGGGCGATTTTCGTGCGATATGAAGGGGACTTGCTATCACTATGACGACACTCACTCGGGAAAGCGGATTTTCTACGACAAAGAAGCAGACGACCACTACGTAGAAATTAAGATAAAAGCGGGGGGAACTCTTCGTGTCTATTGGAAGAATTGCGTAAGACGTGGTAAGTAAGTAAGTTACTAGTCTATAAACTAGTTACTAGTCTATTTCTCAATTAAATTGAATTATTTTAAACTTTTATTGATTAGGCATATCAAGCAACTCACTAGCAAACAAACTCGCAAACTTCTAACTATGGACGGATTCACCACTCACCATACTTCGCCGTCGGGCGAAAAATATCGGGTCATAATGCCCCTTTCTAAAGAGCAAAAAGACAAAAACTACCAAGAGTGGTTGGCGAAAGAGGCGGAAAAGGAATCCAAAACACCAGTCACTAACTATATCACCTTTGGATTCAAAAACTAAAAACAAATAAAAAAAACGGGGGTAGTTACTTCTTTTTAAAACCTAACATAGACCTTGCTAAAACCGCTCTCTTCTTTAATAATGGCGTCATTTTAATCTCTTTATTTCTAAACGTGAATCGTTCGCCGTCAGCGATTTTCGTCACTCTTCCCATTTCGGTCTTGGTTAATCCTTTACCTTGACCTACCTTTAATTGGCGACGTAACGCCCCCGATTTGAGGTCTTTAAATGGAATGCTTCCACTTCCACTTCTCGCTTCTTCTTGACTTTGCTTTGCTGCTCGGGCGGGGGGACGACCACGCTTGCTACCATAAGTTCCTTTCCCTTGAGGCATTATAATTGATATAATGAATAAATATTTTAAATAAATTTTAATTAGTAATAAATTTTTTATATTCCGCTATAAGTGGCGGTAGAAACTGATAGGCGTGAATATTCATTAAATTAATTATCTCTTGTCTAACAACCTTCCTAGTTCTCAACATATCTACTCAATAATATTTTCTATTTTCTAAATCAATTTTTTAAACGGATTTTACTAATGTCTGTGAGTTAAAACCAGCGATATTTTTAATGTAACTTTGAGTTAATTCGGGGATTGAAGAGCGTTCTGCTGGAAGGACGGCGTCACCACTATTGACGCCCGAGTGAATAATAGCGTCATAATCTCTCTGTCTGTAGTCTGTAGTTTCGCCCATATGGAATGTATAATCTAAACCTATACCCATAGCATTTGCTTTTGTATTATTTCCACACCCTTCTGTGGCGGCGGTTCCACCACGGGTCATAGCATATTGCTCTGTGATTGAATCTTCTTCTGTCTGTAACCCTACAGAGCATTTTCCAGCGAGTTCGCCGTTAAGGACTGCTCTTTGGAATAAGGCACGGACTTCGGCGTCGCCGACCATCGCTGCTTTAGGCACGACGGCACTAGCATCCACGGCACCAGCACCGCTGTTCTTGGTCTTTGTTAATTGATTCGGGACGACTTCTATAACGAAGTCTTGTGGTTGGCGAGTATTGTTCTTATTCTGCTGATAGCGACTAAGACCGAGTGGAATGCGGAAATCACTTTGATTCTTCGCTCTATTATTCTCTTGGTCTTGGTCTAAATATAAATTGACTATTGAGCGGACTGCTGCGGCGTTTGGTGTGTATTTGCTGGAATTGACTGAAGAGTTAATGTCGTTAATTAAATTGAATCTGTCTGCTAAGAGTGACTGAGGATTGTAGTCGGCGAGGTCTTGTGGTGTAGGGACTGAAAGGCGACCGCATAATCTAAGGTCTTTAATAACATAATAACTTCCATCCACGTTAAGGTCAGCACCATTAGACGAGTCAAAATATTTGTTATAATAAAATCCATTTTCTTGATTGAGTTCTAGGTTAATTAAAATGCCGCCGAGGTAGTTGTTACCTAAGTGAAGTGCTGAAGTATTGTTAAGTAATGCTGTGTCTAATCTAAATGAAAATGGTTTGCCGTATTCGGGGTTGTTCTGTCCCGCTGAAACGTTAGGCATTTGACCGACCGCCCCAGTTGTAGCATTATCCATAAGACTTGAGTGTCTATTGACGAAGTCTGCTTCTGTTCCAGCAGCGTCAAAACGAGTTAATGGTGAAACTAAATAGTCGTCACGATTGTTAGTCCAAGCATTTCTAGCATTAACAAACATAGGATAATTTCTATGCTCACTAATGCTGACTGAAGACTTTTTAGACTGGACGAAAACTCTCTTTACCATATTCTGTAATCCACCCCAGTTACTAACATTCTGGTTAGTGACTGCTTGTAAGGAAGCACCTTGATTGGCGTTGAATTCGGCGAGTGTGGTGGCGGCGGCGGGTTTGAGTGTGAGCGGTGCCCCAGTTGAAGTGACGTGAATAACACGTCCAGTTAAATAGAGGTCTGCTGTTTCTAACATTCTGTCTTGTGCTGAAATGGCGAATTTTATATTGGCGTTACCTTTTACATTTGAAAAACCACCAGTTATAACATTAGCGGCAGATTGAGTTGCTTGGTCGTTGAGTGGGGGGACTGAAAAATAGACTTTACTTACGGGCATTTTTGTGATAAAATTAAGGGATATAATTATTTTAAAAAAAAACTGAAAATTATTCCTAGAATTAATATCTAGTTATTATTCTACTAATGAAATATTTTAATGATAATGATTTTTTAGGTGATTGCTGTATTCTACAATCCTTCTTAGAAGAAATGCGATTTTATTCGGGAAGTGAAAGGTTAAGAGTTCTAAAACATTCTAATAATTCTGGAAATATAGGTTCTATGCTTTATGGTTACACTTGGAAGGGGTATTTGTCGCCCACTAAAAAACGGACTGCTGCCCCTTGGAAAGGTCTTTTTGAAACTAAGTGTATGGACTTATATCCCGAATTCGGTGAAGTTGCTCGTGAATTCGCTGACTTATATTTTCCCACTTTTAAGTGGTGTAACCTACAATTAAATAAAAACTTCCCCATACCGCCCCATTTTGATTCTACGAATGTAGGCACGTCAATTATAATTGGTCTTGGTGACTATAGAGGGGGAAAATTGTTTGTGGATTTCGCTGAAGACGGGGGTATTCGTGAGTTTGATATAAGGGGTGAAATGGTTAAGTTTGACGGGTCTAAATATCGCCACTGGGTCAGCGATATAGAAGGTGACCGCTACAGCGTTGTCTTTTTTAATAATAGCGTGATTGAAAAGAAAATGACTGGTTACAATTCTGTTTCTGCGTCTGGTGTTAATAATGCCGACGCTGTTCCATAATCCGCTCTCACTCTCTCTGCTGGTGCTGCTGACCCCGCGTCACTTGCCGCCGCTCTTCTTCGTTCTGCCCTTTTTGCTGCCGCTGGTGGTCGGGGTGGATTTGCCCGTTCTTCTGCTATTTGCCGTTCCATATCGGGGTCGGGTCTGCCGCCGAATCTTTGTAAAATTTTTAGTTGCCCTTCTATTTCAGCGTTTATATGCTGAATGTTCTGTCTTATTTCTACTTGTTTTCTTGGACTTCTTCCTAATGCGACCTCTCTACCTTGTTCTTTTGCCCGTGCTGACTTTAATTGTTCTAGTCTTGCTTGTGCTGCTTGTCGTTGGTCTATTGTAAGTTTGTTTGACCGATAGACTTGTCCTTCTCGGCGTTCTGCCCCAGAAGATTCGGGTTGTGGTTCTTCGCCTTGAGTCATTTTTGGTGCTACTGATTGTTGTTCTCGTTGTTGTTGTCCTACGTTACCCGTTTCTTGGACTACTGCGAGTGCTGCCCCGACTTCTTGAAGTCTTAGTGTTTCGTCCTCTGCTGGTTCGTCTTCTGCGTCGGGGTTAAGTCCGCCTTGTGGTAATGCGGGTGGTATATTTTGTAGTGCCTCGTCTATCGCTTGTTGAATAATCGCTTGTTGTGCCGCTGCTAATTCGTCGTCGTCAATTCCCGTGCCGCCAGTATTCTGTTCGCCGTGTATATTGGAAATATCTATCCGTGTGTTTGTCTGTGCTACGTTCGGGTCTGTGTGACTTGCGACCATATTTCCTATAACTGACCCGACTTGTTCGCTCTTTATATTAAGACTCTCATTTGCTATGAAGTTCGTTGGTTTAGGGACTGGTAATGTTATTCGTATTAAAATAGTTGAATTTTTCTCTAATGTTACGTCAGTCATATCGGGGTTAAGTATTTTAATGTTCAGTTCGTTAATGCTCTTTGGATTTGATAAGGTGTGTGTAAGTATATTTCTGTCCGCCATATAATCTTGGTTACTCAGCGAAGATTTTGGAATTAAATCTAATAATCCGTCTGTCTGTTGATTTTTAAGTATATCGTTGCCTTCTACTAAGTTACTGGTAATCAGTAAATATCCGTTCTCACTCAGCGTCGGTAACCTACTTGCTGCGAGTGGTTTGCCTTTGGTTAAGACTGGTATCATAACTGCCCCCGTGTAAAAAGACGCCTTGAATGGTGCGACGCAAAAATTCCCCCCACCAGCGGTATTATTGCTGTAAGTAAATTCGGGTATATTCTGTCCCATTAAGTTGAAGAATTGACTATCACTCACGGCGGGTAACGCCCCACGAATTAAGTTGTTAGGGTCGGGTGTTGGCGGGTCTGTTGCCCCAGCGGGTAACTTGGCGATTGCGACTGGATTGAATATAGTTGAAATTGTCGGTATAATGCTAATATCTACTGCTTGACTTGTTGTAAATCCTACAAGATTCACCGAGTTGCCGTATTGAAAAACCCTCTGTGTTCCACCGCCGCCGTTGTGCTTGTCTGCTTGTATATCGTTGTATTGAAATCCCATTCTCGCCCATATCGTCCCTTCCCACGCCGCTGCTGCTGCGTCGTAAGTTGTAAAAAAACTTCCAAATTGCCTATAACTCTCGCACCTAAGTTTCTGTTCTAGTGTTAAAGCATTATTTTGATAACCAAAGTTCCCCTTATTGTCCCCTTCCCTTTGTGCTGTTTCCAACGCCCAATTATAGACCATAATCCCACTTATAGACCCCATAACAGCGTTAATGCTGTCTAAGACATTATCACTCATAGCGGCGGCGTTACTAACTGGTGATTTCACATAGACACATTCTTGACCCGCGTTGTCCAGCGAAGTGCCGAATCTGTCGCTCGTCGGTATTTTGCGAGGTTGGTGTAAATAATTCATAGTGTATGCCGACATTTGTGTATCGTATGCTATGTTAAATCCAGTTGTTCCAAAAGCAATCCCATTCTTGAAAATATCTAGTGTTTCGGGTGAAAACCCTATGTTTCTCGTGGAAGGTGTGCTAGGGTCATTAACGTATATGTTACGCTTTTCCCAACCTATAAAATATTTTTTAAGACCACTTGTTCCCACGCAGACTTCGGCGAAAGAGCAACCAGCAGTAACGTTTCCCGCCCCAAAACCCCCCGCTTGTGCGTTGCCTTTCAATATATCATTCGTATTCCCAGTAACAGCGACTACAGAGCAAATTCCGCCTTTTGGTTGTCCTACTCTAGTGTCTGTAAAATCTAATGCCCCTATTTGTGTGTCGCTGAGTCTTGTTAAAGCAGCGAGTTCCGCTGCGTCGCCAGCGAAAACCTTATTCCACCTACTCGCTGATTCTGCGATAAAATTTCTAGTTGTTTGTGAGTTCTGTAAATAACCATAAAATTGCTGATTTTCCTTTTGATAGTCGTAAAAATCTTGTGTTAAATCCGTAGGCAATTTTTTCAAGTTAATTTGATTGGTTATTAAAAGGGCGAGTTTGTTTATAGAATAGACACCAGCAGCGATTTTAATCTTCGCTTTCCCACACATAGGCACTAAGGTCTTTGTCCCGTCAGTCCAATTCACTTCCCCCGCCAAAGGCATTATAACTTCGCTGTATCCCGAATCATTTTGCTCTAAATTATCTGTTGGTTGAAATGTTTCACCTACGAATTCAGCACCAGCATTATGTCTGCTTGTTGTTTCTATATTCAAGTTATAAGCGACATTATCGGTATTAGCGAACATAGCACTAGCAGTAGGGGTAGGATAGTTTGTATCTACGCCATAATATTGGAAGCAAATAGTTTCTTCAATATCTTCACCAATCTCAATAGAAGCACCAGTTATCCCCTTTAAATTAATAATGCTGCTCTGTAGTCCTATTTCAGTCCCAGTAGGTAACTCTAATGTTTGAGGTAGTTTATATGTAAATCTATTGTTTTTGCTATTCACGTTAATAGAGTTTCTCACGTTAGCGTCTATGTAAAATGTATTAGACATTATATAAATCTAATGGATATAATAATATCACCCGTTTAAATGAAAAGAAAATGTCTGCCGTTTTTTGCCCCGAAAAAGACAAAGTCCATATGAAAAGTGAGTTTTCTCTTAGAGTTTATGTTTTTGAGGGCAAAATTTGACGGACTTTAATTGCCTAGTTTGTTTTTGTAATATTTTTTCGTGTGTTCTATATAACTATGTAGTTTGTGTTTCAGTTTATCGCCGTCCATTATATCTTCCTCACTCACGTTTGATAGAATGCGGTTTATCGTATCAAATTGAGCGACAGACTCGCATTTCCCTAGTATTTCGGTTTTTTTATCGTTATATTTTTTGTATTTTCGGTCGTATTCCATTTTACGGACTTTTTCCCTTGCTAATTCTTGCTGGGATAGTTTCTCTTTTTTCCCTTGCTTATTTCTTGCTTCTACTGCTGCTGCCTTTTCTATATCTTTCTGTTCTTTCTTTAATTTTTTCATAGCGACTTGTTCTGCTTCTTTCGCCTTAATAGCGTCACGCTTCGCCTTTGCCTTTGCTCTTCCATTTGCGAGTGCTTCTTTCTGTTTATCAGTCAATTGCCGTTTCTTTTTCGCTGGTTTCACGAATATCTCTTCTTCTACTACTGGTTTTATATCCATTTCTACTTCGCTGTCGCTACTCATTTCTATACAATATGAATATAAAAAAATTATTAATTATTTCCCCCCTATAAATTATATATGTATAGAGTATCACAAAAATGTCCCTTATAGTCGGTGTAAATCCCAGTAACACACTTCAAAATTGCGAAACAACTGCGGCAGGTCACTTAAAAGTAGATTTGGCGTCCTCTGGCGGTGGTGCTATTTCAGCAAACGTGGACGTGACTGGTAACTCAATCGGTCTCGCCACACAAGCGACCCTCGCTGCGAATGGTGCTATTCAAAGCGATATAAAAACAGAAGTAACTTCTATGGACTCTAAAATAACAGCGTGTAACACGGGGGCGGTAGTCGTTGCTAGTTCCGCCTTACCTACTGGTGCTTCCACAGAAGCGACAGCACTTTTAGCAGAAGCACACCTCGGCACAATAGACACTTCTACTGCTACTGCTTCTACTACCTTAACTGGTATCTCAGCAAAACTTCCCGCCGCTCTCGGTCAAGACATTATGAATGATTCACTTTCAGTAGTTATTGCTAGTAATCAGTCAGCAGTCCCAGTATCAAGTGCGGGTGCTAATGTAACTGCTTCAAGCGAATCTGCGTCCCCAACTGCTGGGACAACAACAAACTCTACTGCTGCTGATATGAATGGATTTCAGCACGTAGCAATCTTCGGCACAACAAGTAACACAACTGACCAGTTCAAAGTTCAATTCTCTAATGATAATTCTGCTTTCTTCACTAATCAAACTGCTTATGTAGGTCTTACCTCGGGGGGTAATTTCGCTATAAATCTAGATAATGTCGCCGCTAGATATGTCCGTGTATCACAAGGCAACACTACTGGTTCGGGTCAAACTCTTACAATAATCACCTCTAAAAAGTAAAAATCTCTCTATTAGTTTTCACCGAAAACTCGGGTAAAGACTTATAGACAACTCTTATATCGTGTATTGTAATCGGCACTTCCAATAGTCTCGTGGTAAAGTTCATTAATCCATTAGATATATTAGACTTTGTTAAAATTCTTCCCGAAGCGGCAGTAAATAGTAAAGGATTGTTATGCTTTTTATAATTTGCTAAATATTGTCGTAAAACACTATTAGTTATAGGGTGTCTTATTTTATAGACAATTTGCGACACCAATTTTTTATGCTTCCTCTTATTAAAAATCAGCGAAAATGTATTGCCTTGTTGTAATAGATAGACTGGTTCGTATAGGCATTCGCTTAATGGTCTATTCCTATAAAATTTTATCTGTATTAGGTGGTGTAACTTTATGGGTATTTCGTAAATTAAAATCGCCAAAAACATAAAGTTTCTAAAGTTAGTAAAACTCACGTTATTTCTCATATAGTCGGGATAATGCTCTTTTATAATTTCTCTCAGTTCAGCAAAACTGCTAATTTTTAAATAATTGTGTGGATTGTTCTTCATATCCATTAAATCACTAATCTCTTCTTGGTATTTCTCAGTAACTAACTCTGTTGTTCGTCCTTTTAGGAATTCTATTAAAAATTCTAAGGTATTCAGCGTAGTTAATGGGGAATATCTCTTTAGCAATTTCGTCACTATATCTTCGGGATTCTCTGCTATTGCTGAATTAAAACTCTCTGTTTCAAATTCGTAAAAAGTATCATAGATTCTATTCATTCTTCGTAAATGGGTCAAACTTTCGTCAAACTTATAATCGCCATAGACAAGCATATTTGTATAGTTTCTATACAATCTGCGTCTAAAAAAAAAGCAAAATATAGCAACATATTATAGCGAAAATGGTAGAAGGGGATTTTATAGAAATCGTCCAAGATAGACCAGTATTTCTTGTAGTTAATAAGAAAAACGGGAAAAAGGAAAAAATGGTATTGGTTGAATGCTGCGAATGTAAAAATCAGCGTTCTCAGCGTATAGATAAGTTTATTAACCGAAAAACCGACCTCTGTCTTAGGTGTAACGCTAAGGCACAAGCAAACGCCACACACTCACTATCTCACACACGAATCTATCAAAAATATATGAATATGCTTCAAAGGTGCTATAATCCAGATTGTAAATCGTTTAAAAGTTATGGGGGACGTGGTATCGGTATTGAATTAGAATGGTTGGGTGTAAATGGTTTCATTAATTTTTATAACTGGTCTATTCAAAATGGTTGGACAGAAGACAGCAAAAATCAAATAGACAGAGTAAATAATGAGGAAGACTATGGACCGAATAACTGCGAGTTTATTAGTCAATTAGAAAACTTACGAAAAGTTGAAAACCTATTTGGTATAAAAGGAATGAAAGTCAAAAAAGAAGCGACGAAAGACGAATATCACGATATTGTTAAAACTATTACTGCTAAAACTGACGACAAAGGACAAGTTCTAATCCCATTATGGGATTGGTTAGAATCACTTGGTTCTAAGAATAAGAAGAAATAATGTCTGCCGTATTTTGCCCTCAAAAAGGGAAAGTCTATATGAAAAGTCCAAAAATGATATGGGTTTATGTTTCTCGGGGCAAATAACGGCAGAGTTGTTCCGTCAAATTTTGCCCCAAACTTTCAAAAAAAAAATATAATATGTTGCTTTCAAAAACCAGACTTTTTAATATGCGGTTGTTGCTGCCCCAGTTGGTTTTGCTGTTAATGCTTTGACGTCCATTCCGCCCCCAGCAGTCTGCTGAGCAAATTCACCCGCTTTTCCTAGTGTTGGTGTTGGTGCTTTATGACCTATTCCCTCAAAAAGACCGACTAATCCAGTTATGACCCCAGCAATCTCTCCAACTGGTCCAAGGAAATCAAGAGCGTCACTTACACCCGAAAGTGCGTCGTCCATTCCACCGCTCATTTTGCTTGTTATTTGGTCTGTTGCCCCGTCTGTATCCATAGACGCTTTGCCGTCTGCGGCGATTCTGTTTCTTGTGTTACTAGCAACTTGTCCGTTTGCTCTTGTTTGGAATGCTCTTGCCCCTTGTTCTACGTCGCCTTCTGCTGGTTCTGCTGGTGCTGGTTCTGTAACTCCCGCTGCTCTTGCTGCTCCAGTATCATTCGCACCGCTTCCAGCGTGGTCGGGTGTTGATTGTAATGGTGTATGTGTTTGATTTTGTAAAAAGTCTGGTGTAGATTCTATCGGTTTCGCTTGTGGGACATTTCCCGCTCTGCTTGGACCAGTTTCCGCTTCGGGAAATGGACGTTCTTCTTCGCCACCTACTCTTTCTTGTGTTGCCGCTGCTCTATCATTAATTCCTTCTGCTGAAGCGGGGTTACTGCTTTCTGTTACTGGTGCTTCCTCGCCGCCGTGAGCAGCACTTTCGGGGTCAATTGCCGAAGTTGGGTCTTTCGCTTCCTCAGCAGAAGTAGCACCGACTCTTTGCTTTAATGCTTGGAAATTAGATTCTATTGACCCTTCGCCTTCGCCCTCACCTCCAGCAGTAGAGCGTCCGCCACTTTCCTCATTAACTCTTGCGTCGTCTGCTGCGGCAGAGTTTTGCTGTGCGTTGGCGTTGTTTCTCCCCGCTGCGTCAGCGGTTCTCTTTGCTCTGCGGTCTAAGGTCTGTCTGTATATCTTTCTGCCTAAGTGAAATGCTGCTCCAGCACCACCGAGTTCAGCACCACCCGCCTCAATTGCGTCTTTGGCGTTTTGAAAATGCTCTTCTAAGGTTGTTGCCTTTCTCTCACTTACAGCATTATCAGTATCGTTCTGGTGTTGTTGTCTTGCTGCTATATCTCTAGAATAGTTGCCTAAATAATCTTGTAGCGACATTTGTGATATAATCTATGTATAAATTAATTTTTTTCATTTTTTAATTTTTTTAATTCCCGCTTTAATTCTAGTTTTTTGAGTAGTCTTTCTCTAGTATTCTCTAGTTTAATCAATTTTGGAATTGCTCTACCTTCTCCTTCTCGTGCGTAATGTTTGCGGGTGTTGCGTATGGGCATTATTAAGTCATTAACCACTCATTCTTTTAAATCTTTTTTTTCATTCTCTTTCTCGGGTTCTTCTGTTATAGTTTCCAGTTTGTTGTCGTCCTTGCTCCAAACTACTGCGTCAAAATTCCGCCTCATTTCCATAGAATCCACGTTCAAAAAGCAAAAATCATAGGGTTCAATCCTACACTGGCGGTATAATTCCATAAATTTTTTAGAGTTTCCACCGAAAAAGTCGTATGCCTCACTAATTTTTTTCAGTTCTGCGTCACTCAATTCCCCACAAATCACCAATCCCATCGCCATAGTGCGGGTTATTGGGGTTAAATATTTGAAGTATTGTAGGGTTAAAATGATAGAAAGCATTCCCTCTTTACCAGTCTTATGATTGGTCGTGTGTCTGTATCTTGTTATTAACGACGAAAATGCGTCTATTTTTCCACTTTTCGTTTGGACGAAATTGCTTGTAATAGCGTCGTCCAAAACCAGTAAATATCTATTATCGTTTTGGTCGTTCTCAACCATATCTATAATCTCGTCCAGTAACGTTTCGCTGTATTCGTCAAAAACGAAATCAAAATGCTCTTTAATATGTATCATAGCGGGGTCTTCTAGTGTAGGTGAAATTAATATTTTAACTTGAAAATCGTCGCCGTAAAAGCGGGGTGATAGGCAAAGCGAATTCAAAAGGGTGGATTTTCCCGCCTTGACTCTACCGAGCAAAACCATAAAAAATGGTATAGGTAAAAGGGGGTATTTTTTTACAACATTCAACTTACTTTCGTCTATTTTAACTGGATAGACTCTAAGGTCTAGAGTCTGCGACTCTTTCTCATTCTCTTTCATTCTATATAATGATAATTAAGATAATAAATAAAAAAATATGCTTTATAAATCACTTACTAAAACAGACATAGACCCGTTAGGCATAGTGCGGACATTCATAATTCTAGTTGTTCCTACGTAATAGTCGCATTTTAAGACACCCGCTTCTGCTTCTACTAGACTGAAATTATTTGCGGCAAACCAACTGGTATTGGCGGCAGCACTAGGGGTTCTTTCATAAATGACTCTAATGGGGTATTCGCCAATAAATCTTCCGCCACCTCTGCGGACGGGTTCGCCGTTCCGCAAATCCAACATAAGTGGTTTGTATTTTCCTATTAATCCTTGCTGTGGTGGGGCGAGTAAAGAAGCGATAGTGGCGGGGTCTTTCTTATAAAGGGGGGCAACAACTTGTAAATCTCTACCGAGTGTGTAGGTAACATTATTATATTGCTCAACTGGGTTACTGATTTTTCCACTTGTGTAAATATCTACGCCGTTAATATTCCACTGGATTTTCTCTAATGAAATGCCGTCACTACGCTGGTTAAGTAAAACCTTATCACTCATAGTATCTGGTAACTCTTTGAAAAACTGAATATAATGTGCTTCTTGGTTAATTAAGTTAATTCTATGCTCAACTTCTTGTGTAGTATTCGCTGTTCCAGCATTAATGGTCTTTTTAATATTATCAACGTTAAGGAAATCTAAGACATATCCGCCTTCCTTGGCGGTTTCCTCTAAGACAGAATTTTGGACTCTACTGGGTAAAATAAGGTAGTCGCAAATCAATTCAACGTTAGAAAATAAAACTGACCCGTCAGCGGCAGACAATCTTTCACCGCCACCATAGTTATTCTTTGTAACGTCGTTACAAAACTTAGCACTATCGCTTTCAAATTCAATAGTTAAATGGACTTTGTAATTGGTGAATAAAAAGAGTGGTAAATCTCTATCATTCAACATAGGTAAAAGCATTCCTAAAGGTATTCCTATAGTTTCATTATCAGCAGCGTTCTGCGACAACGCCATAGAATTAATAGCAGCACCAGCACCAGTATCCGCTCTTCCATAATTCATTCCACTCAAAGCGTCGTTTGGTGTAATGGACCCAGTAACGTCGCAATCGGCGGCACCAGCAGCGGTCAAAACGTCATATTTGAGTGCGTTGTGTAAATAATGACTGAGTTTCTTGTTCTGGACTGAGGGGGTTTGGTTGTATAAATGATTGGCGGTTGCCCACTTATTAACATTATCTATTTTCTGGATTGAAAAATCACCTACTTGAAGTTCTACTGAGCGAATTGCCCCAAGTCCGCCATTCCAGCAATTAACACGGCAATTGTTATTAGCAGCGGCGGTAGAGTGTAACTTGAATGTAAGCATAGTATTTCTATCAATATAAG